TGGGCCTGGACCTCGGCAATCTGCGCCTCGGCCTGGGTGTTCTGGGCCTGCTGCGTTTCCGTAGGGGGCGGTGCAATCGGGGCAATCACAGGCTCAACGGGCGTGGGTGGTGGGGCAAGATCAGCCGTCGCAGTAGCGGTTTCAGCAACGGGCGGCGGTGAGAATGTAGGCAGTGTGGGAGGCGATGAGAACGTAGGCAGTGTGGGCAGCGCAGGCGTGACCTCAATAGGTGTTACGGTGGCGGCAGGGGGAGCCGCTGCCGTCTCTGTTGTGGTCGGTTCTGAAAATGTGGGGAGGGTGGTTGCTGTAACCTCCGGTAGGGCAGCGGGCGGCTCAACGGCTGCAACCTGAACAACCTCGGCCTCAACCTGTGCCTCAATAATGGCCTGTACCTCGGCCACAACCTGTTCCTGAATCAGAACGGTTTGATAACCAATGGTCAAGGCTGGATCGCTAAACTGTGGCCCATAGAACCCCGTCGGAAATCCAGCGTCTATGCCAAAAAGCTCGAACAAGCCGGTGAGCGTCCCGTAGTCGTTGATCGCTACGGTATCCACAAACGTAAACGCCCGCAAACCCTCGAAATCCACTTCTTCCCGGTGGATGAACTGCTCGACCGTTACCCCCGCATCGAATAAAGAAATCGTCAGGCGAAAGATGTCCCGGCAATCACCAGATTGCAGCACATCACCGCACGTTTCCAACTGGGTATTTGACTCATGGCTGCTGATAGTGACGCCCGAATTTAGGGTGAATCCCTGCTGGATTTCAGCCTCCGTCAACGGAACGTCAAACGTAGAGCTATACGTCCCGCCCTCCTGGTTGGTTCCAGCGGTGCAGAAGGCCCCCTCGTCGCAGCCCGCACCAGTACCAAAAGAAGTCCCCCCTGACGTGGTGAGGTCGGACATTCCCGGCACAAGGTTCTGGGTGGTTAGACTTTCGCCATGAGCAACGCTGCAATAAAGAAACAGGGCGGCGACTATAAAGAAGACAGCCAAGCTGGTGAGTGGGGGTCTCATTCGCCGTATCCATCCGCTCGGAAATCATCCGTCGTATCGGGCATGGCCTTCATCTCAGCACGCTTCTTAGCACGCTTCTTGGCAATCGCTGCTTCAGCCGCATCCTTCCTGACTCTGCTGCCCTCTGGGGACAACTCCGGGTTTTCGGCCCACAGCTTCTTAGCCTTGTCACCTATTAGGCCCTTGAAGGGGCATGGCGTCCCAGCTTGTAGCATAGCGTCAAACACCCGTCGATCCTCACAGAGGAGAGACACGGCAGCAATCTTCAGGCCAGAGCCGAACAGAAATCTTCCAATCTTTAGTCGCTCGCAGTTCTCGTCTCTGATGGTGACGCCGCCGGATACCCCAAATATACTGGTCTGCACGGCCCCCGATACCCCGGTGACGCAGATGTCGCTGTTGTTGATTACGACCGAGGGGCTGCTGGCCGTCGCGGCAGTTGTCGCTTTATCCACAACCGTATTGCCGCTGCTGGATGCAACGGTGTTGGAGCTGCTAGATACGGTGCTGCTAACAGTAGACGACGTAACGGTGTCTACAGCCCATGCCGGTGATGCCAGCGTCAGGAACAAGGCAAGGAATATTTTCCGCATGGCATCACGCTAATCCCCGTCGCTGTCCCGAAGGGTGCGCCTATTTATGAAGTATCTTTGCAATAGAACAATAAAGGACAGTACGCCCACGCCGAGGCCGATAAAGATATTCAACTGCCCCGACAACGTGAAGTTCAGTACTACCGCGATGGCACCGCCACCCGCCGCAAGATTGTCCATGTCAGCCGGGCGCATGGTCATCGACCATGCCCCGAGACAGGCGTGTCAAACATTTGACTAAATCAGGAGTCTTTTTAACAACTCGTATATTTTCCACCACGAGTCGCAGCGCCCATACCAGTGCTGGTCCCAGAAACACTGGTCCCTTTTTCTGTGCTCGGCGTCTTCTCCGTCTTAGCATCACCATAAGGAACATACCCTTGGTCCTTCACGACAATGCCCTTGCGTACTACACCTACGGAAGTAGCCATTACAATCTCCTAGTTCTGTTGTTTCATTAACTCGCGCTCACGGGCAGCCTGTATACGGGCTTGAACAATCTCTTCGCTCGACTGTATCCGTTCGGCCCCCAGCCGTGCATTTGTCTCGGCCTTCTGTTGATCCAAAGCCAAACGAGACTGGTCTATTTGAGCGTCCGCAGCATCGCGTTGTGCCTGAAGCTGTAGGTCCTTCTCTTTCAAAGCAATCAAAGGATCGGGCTCGCCTCCTCCAGCTAACTGGGCACTGATTTGTTTAAGCTCTTGCATCCCCTGAGAGACAGCCTCCGCGACCATGGACTCGATTTGAACCGAGTCTTCTTCCGAAGGAGCCCGGCCCTGAAGTTGCTGGACCATTTGAGCCATGACCTGTTCCTTGGCCTTGAGAGAGACGTGCTCCAGTACATGCTTCTGCAAAGCCACTGCAATTAGAGGCATCTGAGCTATCACTCCGGAAGTTCCAAAGGAAAGGTGGGACATTATATGAGCCGCGTGGTTTTGCTTTTGGAACGCGAGTAATGGACGACTGTCCAGGGCGTCCGAGTTCTCCGTTGCCGGATCTTTTGGCTTCGGCTCCCCCTGGTCCACGGGCTTCAGGATTGTATCCACGTCCTTGACACCGAGTGCCCGGTACATCCGGCGGAAAGCCTCGTGCAGATTATGCAGGTCGGGAGCCGCCTGTGCTAGTTGCAGTTCGGTCTGCGCCAACGTAACGCGCTGCGCCATGGAGAAAATGTTCGGATCCGACACCGGGATAACGTCTATCCTGTCGTCGAAGTCTTCTGCCTTGATGGACCGCTCTCCACCGACGACGTTGTATGGATATTCCGGAGGAAGGTACTGACTGAACACCGACGCTAAAAGTTGGAACTCATCCTTCTGGGCATAGTGCAGCCGCTTGTGTATCGCGGACATCACTTTCGCGCCCTGCTCCAGCATTGCAATGGTCGTCCCGACCGCAGCCTGCTGATTGCCGTCGCCCACCTGAAGGTTGGATACCGCCGCGAAGCGTTGGCCCGCCTCTACGCAGAAACCCATCAACTGAAACAAAGTCTGATCCGCACCCTTGTACGGAAGCAGCATCAAGGAATCACGTATAGCGCCCCCTGGCGCATCTACGTCGCGAAACTCGCCCGGCGAAAGCGGTTCGTCGTCGTTTCGTATGCGAAGTCCACGAGCCTTAAAGCCCGCAGGAAGATTGGCCAGGGTCCCTGCATCTATCAACTGTCGTAGGGCTGCGGTAGCCGTGCGGCTCAGGCCCCCGATCATGTGTATCAAACCAAGACCATAGAACCCAAAACCCGGAAGGAATTTAAAGTGTACGAAGTACTGCTTCTTCTTGTGGGTCGGGTCGTCTTCGTCGTAGTTGCGGCGGACGCTCAGTAGCTTCCCGCTTTCTTCAGAAACCGTGACGATGTACGGGAGCTTAATGCCTGTCGGCTCGTTGTCCTCGTCCACATCCTCGAAGCCCTCTATGTCCAAGTTTACGTGGCACTCCAGAAGGGTTACGTCGGTGTCGAGATACGTCGGCTCAACGCCGGATATCTCGTCCATCTCATCCTTAATGCTACTAGGGTCAGACTGCGAGGCCGTCACTTTGATGTCACTGTAGAAGCCCGCAAGTTGCTTCTTCCGGAGATCATTTTCGGTTATCTGAAGAACGTGGGTGACGTTCTCCGCAGTGTCCAAGTCGGTTGCAGTATACGGGACGATTAACTGCTCGGCAGGAATAAACCGGCTCACGGCCCTGTCTAAAAACTCGTCGTAGTACACCTTCTTAAAGGTCGAACCGGACAGCGGAAGGTAGAACAACATCTGGTCAAACTCAGGCGTGTACTCTTTCATCACACACGTGATTTGATAGTTCATGTACTCCCGAACGCGCTCGGACTGCTCCTCAACTTCCGGGGTCGGCTTGCCCAGGACCTGGGTACGGACAGGGCCTCCCGAAGGCAGGAGTTCTGAAAAAGCCTGCGCCTGGAACTGCGTTACGGCCTCTGCGAGCAGTGGATGCGTCACACCCGTGGCTCCCCGGAAGGGCTGGGCCCGGTCCTCGTAACGGAAACCAAGAAGCTCCAGACCCGTGGTGTACGCCTCTTCCCAGTCCTTGCGGCCCAGCTTGTTGGACTCGTACTGCTCAATAAGATCAGACGAGATCCGAGAAGCGGCCCGGTCGCTTAAGTCCTCTGCAATATTGGAATAAAAGTCTGACGAGACGGAAGGAAGGTCGGAAGGGTCAAAGTTTATGACGACGCCGCCGTCCTCTTCCAACTCTATGTCCATGCCCGGCGCTTGGATTATAGATTCGTCCTGAATGTCTACATCAGCCGAAAGGCCCTCCTCCAGGTCCACTTCGGGCAAAGAATTGCGGCGGTCTACAAGAGAAGCCGTGCCGAAGTTACTGCGAGGAAGGGGATTGCGGGCCATCTACATATGCCTCAGAGACATGATGCCGCCACGATTCATTGCCATGGGCACCTGTGGCGGAGGCATTTGAGGCGGGCGCATCTGTGGCGGAGGCCTAGTCATCATCTTCTGCGGAGGTGGCTGTTGAAACTGTTCCGGAGGCGTCATCATCATCTGCGGAGGTGGCTGTTGAAACTGTTCCGGAGGCGTCATCATCATCTGCGGGGATGGCTGTTGAAACTGTTCCGGAACAGGCCCTCCTAGGCCTGGAGCCGGAGACGAAGGGAACATATCCAGTAGGGGGCCAACAACCGGTCCGAACTGCGGGAAGTTCTCGATAATTACCCGTAAGTCCGCGTTTCTTCCCGGCTCCATAACGAAGGCCCGGAGCTCGTCCGTACTCCCGGTGTCCGTGATCCTCTTTAATTCCTGAATAACGGCCAGGAC